CCTTTTACATTGTTAGGTTTGTTTATACACGTGTTCCCATAGCTAGCAAAATATTCTCCTTGTGCTGTTATCTCATTTAAGTCTGCGTCAGAAGTCAAGCTAGTTCGCTTTGGAGTTGATGGGATTTCGATGTCTTTTGTCCCATCAAACGTTATTCCGTTGAGTTTTACAGCATTTGTAAATTTAGATGCCGATAATACATTTTTATCCTTGTCTGCTGTATTATCTACATTGCTAAGCCCTACTTGTGCTTTTGTAACCGAATGTGGGTTATCTGTATTGTCTGCGTGTGCTTTTACTACAGTTTGTAACTCACTTATACACTTTTGTACCTTGTTCCAAAACCAGTTAAAAACTGTCGCTGGTGGCTTATATCCACCTGTAAACCCTTTCTCTTTTAATTCATCTGTCGGCTCTATACCTTCATTTTTCCATTCCGGAATTTTATTATTAAAGTCTAATGCCATTTTTGCACCTCCTAAATTGGTAAAATTGGTTCATTCTCATCACTACTTAAATATCCTAGATAACCACCATCATTTCCACCTTCAACATCACAAAATCCTTTAGTTTTACTATAATCATTTTCGCTGTCAGCAAATTCAAAAGTGCCTTCCAAAGATAGACTATCCATTCTTATACATATGGGCAAAAGTGTTTTTATAATCTGTGTAACTTGTTTAACTGTCATGCCTGAAGTATTTAGTATATCGAGTGGTAGAGTTATCATTTTGATTTGACAAGGATTATCTGTTTCTTCGATATGTACTTTTTCAGCAGAACAACCAAATGTCAAGCACAGGCTTCTTAATGTGCTAGGGTATGAGCCATTGCTTAGTATACGCATTGCTTTAGCTTTTATCATAAGCAAGTATTGCTCATCACTAGCTAGCCCTCGAGCTTGTCCAACTCTGTCACCATATCTATCTAAAGTTTTTCCTTTTGCATTATCCAAATCTAATATTTCATAAATTTCATACAAATCTTCCAGATGTTTTTCGATAGATAGTCTACTAATTTCAAGAATTTTATAATTATTACTACCTTTACTTTTTTCAAAGGTGTCGGGTAGATTTTTAACCAAGTTATCATTATTAAAATCAATCATTAGCCTACCACCTCGACTGTTACACTGTTACAACTTACAACTTCCCATTCTTTTGCTGTAATATTTTTAGAACTAAAACTTTCTCCAACTTTCGCCAATTTCAATTCTGTTACTTCATCAACACCTGCTACAGCGTGTATCTTACCGTATAGAGATGTTAAAATTACACTTTCACCTACACCTAATCCGTTTATGTATGTTGTTAAATTATTTTCTATATCTTCTGTTCCAATACTCCCTTCATACGACGGGTCTACTCTTATTTTAACTAATACATTAACTGCAATCTTTTTTGTGTGACTAAAATTTATAATGTGCTTATATCCACCGTCATCAATAACAGTTTCACTTATATCTCCAAAAGTTTTTATTCCTATGGGCTTTTTATTATAAATTGTTTCTGCAATTTCGGCGTGATAATTTTCTCCACCGTTTACAAAACACTCAAATGAAAAAGCTGGTCTACCATCATTGTCGGTTTCTGTTGTATCGTTGATGATTACACCAGCACTGGTTACTGTTGGCACTCTCATTAGTGCTGCCCTTATTGAAGATTCTGTACAAGCTCCAGTCCCTTCTCGTGCCAATTCAAATCTTTTCCTTAGTTCATAATCTGTTTCATCATCTGTGCCTAAACTTACAAGCTCTATCCCCTGTACTCCACTTATATCAGCAATAGGATTAACTACTTTGTTAATTGTTTCTATCTCTACATTACCTAATGTGCCAGTTTGAGTACACCATACATTTATTGTACATTCACCATTAACAATCTCTACGTCTGCAGTATTATAGAAGTTTATACCTGATGCAGTACCTACAAGAAAACCGACAGGTACTATGTAACCGTCTGTACCATTTATCTTTACATTATAGATGGCTGATGTAGCCGGATTTCGTGATATTCCTACAAAAGTACATAATCTATCAAGACTTACACCACTTGCTGTATTTGGGAAAATTGAGTAGTAAATATACTCTGCTTCTTCCTCAGCTTCAGCTAAGTCAAAAGCATTTATCCTTATAAATTTTCCCAAAGGAGTTAATTCAGAGGTGTCTATATCTTCTCCAAACAATTCCTTAGCTTTTTGAATTTTTTTATTTACAATGTCATCATAAGTTAGTCTTTCAAAACCTTTTGATGTTAAAGGCATAATAACCACCTCCTAGTATTTATTACTTCCGGATACTACATCGTCACTAGAATTTTTTGCAGTAAAGCTTATTGTAAGTTTTCTGTTTTTACTATCAAAATCACAAGTAAACATTTCTAAAACAAAAGAGCTGTCAACTTGTTGCAGCCCTTGAATTATCTCGTTTCTTATTATATTTTCGTCTTTCTTTTTGCCTAAAAGGTTATTAAATTCAATGCCTTCATCTACATTTAAAAACCATTCTGTCTTATTAGTACCTAAGACAGTTTTGACAGTTTGATTTATAAGGTCCACACCATCAATCATTTTGATTTTATTTTTTTCGATAATTACATCTCCGTTATTATCTAAAGCAAAACCTTTCATACTATAATCACCTCACACATACTCTACAGCTGAAACACCCATAATGACAACACTATCACTTAGACTGTGATGCCTACCTGTATCCGATAAAGCCATATTGCCATTTCTTGCCTCTGTAATGTCCCTTTCACACACACCACAATAAACAGTATCTCCAATTTTTAATTCACTTTGGGAAATTGTAACTTCTTGTGTTGCTTTATCAACTTTGTAAACATATTTATAAGGGCATAAAATAGGTACATCTGTTAATACTGCCGTACGCTGTGCCTTTTCTCCATATACTTTATACATAATAAGAGGTTGTATAGTTGCTGTGTTAATGTTTATTCCAACAATTTTACCAATAAAATTTGTGTGATTATCCATAATTCTTTGGTCTATCATACTGTTTATTGTTCTTTGAAAACTGCTTGTATCTATAGTAAACACCTCCTACCAAAGTCTACCGTAGCCAACAAGGTGACCACCATAACTTATATCCGTTTCTTTTACTCCGCCACCTTTATAACAATGTAGCATTTTATTACCACTTGTATAGATGCCAATATGGTTTCCTTTAGTACCGTTATTAAAGAATATAATATCTCCTTTTTGTCTATTTTTAGTTGCAACTTTCGTACTCATATTGTAAAGCTCTTGTGCAGTTGCATATCCAGTAACCTTACTCTGTACGCCACTTTCTGTAAAAGCTTTTACAACAAAATGAGAGCAATCCAAACCTTTTGAAGAATTTCCTCCTTCTTTGTAAGGAGTACCTTTATATTTCTTTCCGATAGAAATTACCTTTTTGGCTTTATCTTCTGTAGTTTTTGCTGTTTTGTTATTTTTCTCTTTTTCTTCTTTGTAAGATGTAATGTTTCCAATAGCTTCAAAAGAAGTAGTAGCTTCTCCGTCAGAGTAGTTATGTTCTCCTTTTCGTACTCGAAAAGCACCTTTTGTTTCCCTGCTACTTAAATTTACTATTGCAGCAGTGGTAACTCTGTGTTGTAAAAGCATTTTAACCTTATAGCCGTCTATTGCATCCACATAATCTTCAGCATTAATTTCTTCTGTGTAATATTCAGGACTTCCTATCAAGCCGGTGTCTTCATTAACAGTAAAATTTATATTATCACCATCTTTAATATATCTAGCGTATATACGACCTTTATTGGTATATACAGATACGCCACATACCTCAGCATATTTTTTAATTTCTTCTCTTAAACAACCGTCAACAGTAACACTGCTTGTATAGGTCCAATCTCTCCTCATATTAAATACAGCTATAGGAATTTTTAACTTTGAAATTAAGTCTTTTAATATTGTACTTGCCTTTGTGTTTTCCTTATATGTTACATTTGTAATTGTTTCTGTGCCAACACAATCCCAACAGGTTATAGTTGTTACTTTGTCAACATCTTCATATCCCGTTTTAACATTGTCTATAAAACCACTAAAAATAACACCTGTATCATCTTTGTACCCTGCTTCAATAGTAATCGCAGCATTTCTTTTTAGGTTATTTATAGTGTTACTTGAAAGATTATATACTGTAATATCAACCTCTTTTGCTTCTAAATTATCGTCAAAAGGTACCGTAAATTCAAAATCTATTTCATCAGAATTTAAAGTTACATTTCCACTTTTTATTACAGCTTTTGACCCAAACATTCCATTTGGAATATCTTCATAGCTTTTCAAATTGTTTAAACCAACTTCTATGGCCTTAACAAGATGTGAGCGTCTATCTGTAATATTTTCACTTTTTACTAACCTACTTCTATTCAATACTATCACTTCCGTTATCAATCAAAAGAAAAACCGTTTCATTAAAATTTTCACTTGTTACTGTACAATTTTCGTTACTCTCATCATAGGGTACAATTCTAATAACAGGGTATTTACCACTTACATAAATATCCTTAAATAATGGCACTCCGTAGACAATAGGTTCAGCTGAACATATCAGTTCTCTATCTTTCGTAAGGCTTAAAGTAAACATATCAGCAAATTCATTGTAATTAACACCTATTTCGAATATTTCTCCACCAAGTGTTATGTCAAAACTGTAAGGTATCAAATTTTTGTTGATTTCAATTCTGTCTTTTTTCACAGCTACTTCTTTTCCTCCTTGCTGCCATATAACCATGTAGCTTCAACACCATATTGTGTAATGTTGTTTTTATCCTTTTCCTTGTAGCCCATAAGTAATTTTGCACCAATTTTCAAAGTCTTTGCGTCACCTTTTCTCGTAAATGCAGTAGGGTTATTGTCTATAACCCATTTTACTGTACTTCCAAGTTCTTTATAGTTTTTATTTACAAGCGTCCAAACATTATCACCTTTTTTTACTGTGTGATATACAGCATTTCCAGTTCCTTTACTAACCTGCTGTGTACCAGCTTTTTCACTAGCTTTTGTTTTTCCACTTTCCTTATTTGTGCTATAAGAATTTTGTGCAATTCTTACTTCTTTCAGCTCCATATCAAAATCTAACCCACCTGCATTAGTATTTGGGTGGGTTGAATTGAAGGTCTGTATTTGCATGTTTTTAAGGATATTTCTACCACTATAGGTTATAAGCGAACCTTTATTCTCTAGTTCATAGATTTTAGCTAAAGCCTCATGAGATTTTAATGTGTCTGTATCAACTATCTTACCTGATATAGATAAGGTAACAGGTTCTCTTTTAACATTATCGGTTATATCTATACCTTTTTCACAAGGATGGTCCGTAGATTTAATATTTCTACCAACCTTTTCATCTATAATGTGTATCCATATATTATTTAAAAGTGCCATATTACCACTCCCTTATAGGCTTATTTCTATTACCAAAATCATTCATAAATTCTTCGAAAGCCTCTTTTACAGCTCTCTTTGTACTTCTAGCTGTTTGTCTACTATTATCTCCGCCATTTACGGTTATGTTAAAATTACAAACATATGTGTTGTCAGAGTTGTTTGTGCTTCCTAAAGTAGGAGAGTTTTCGGGAGTATACGCACCTAATATACTGCCTGTTTTTTGCCACAAACCTAAAGCTCTGCCACGCTTGTTTTGTGTAAGAGGTATTGCCATTTCTGCTCCTGCTTCACCAAAAATGCTAGGCTTTGTAGCTATACCACCGTTAGCATATCCATGACCTTGATAGGCCTTTGCTAATGAGCCGTATCGTGACACGGCATATCTGACAGAAGCAAGTATATTACTTAGTGGGTCATAGATATTTTTATTAAATCCCGGTCTTGCGTAAGCATTAAATGTTGGGTCAATAACCTGCATTAAGCCCTTAGAAGGAGTACCTTTTTTTGCGTTACTATCCCACAAATTTATAGCTTTTGGATTACCACCACTTTCAGTTTGCATTTGATACAATGTTCTTTTAACATTTGCATCGCTATACTGACCTTCCATTTTTAAAGCCTTTATTACTGTTGACCTCCATTGTTCTACGCCTGCCGCCGGATTATAATTTGCTAAACTCAAAGCTCCAAATTCATCAAACATCTTCTTGACCCAGTTTGTCATTTCTCCACCTACAGTAGATACAAGTCCTTTTCCTATGTTTAATACAGTACCTTTTAAGCCGTTATAATTAACATACTTTTGTGTCACTGCACTAACCAAGCCACCAGCATTATCCATATAATCCCATATATCAATGTTGCCTTTGGCATATCTAAATGTCGGATTTTTTCTACCCATTACCTGTGCAGTGTTTTCAGCAGATAAAACTTTCATACCGACAGGGGCGTTAGGTATAAATACATTTTTACCTTTTGGAATAAATGTATTACCATTAGGCATTTGCACTAATTCAGCACCCCTGCCGTCGTTTACAAGAGCATTACCACCTTTATGGCCATCTGTACCTTTTGCGTACGGAGTCCAACTTGTTAATCTCTTTGAAGAACCTAATTCCTGTAAAATCCAATTTGCACCACTAAGCAATTTGTTTACTGGAACAGCAGAGGCTATAACTGCTTTTTTCCATATTTCAACTAAAGCAGTTGATAAACTTTCCCCTGAACTTCTTAAAGCATCTCCCATTTTTCTAGGCAATTCAGATACTTTTTGTACTATCTCGTCTATATTTTTATTTACTAAAGTTGTTATAGACTCTATACCACTTGCACTTTTAAGAGAATTGAACAAACTTTCAATTCTACCAAAATCACTGATACTAGAAATACTACTATATAGCTTTGCTACAGCTTCACCAAATGTAGGTAAGTTTCTTGAAAGCCCACTTAAATCATTTTCACCTGTAAACCACTGGAACACACCACCGGTATTCGGGATAGCCTTACCCATACTGCCTAATGCACTGAATAAATTTTCTATTTTGGTTGTATCTGATATTACGGAAATAGATTTATAAAATAGGGACATAGCATTACCGAACTTAGGTAAATTATTGCTTAGTCCATCAAAATCCTTTTCTCCAGCGAACCACTGAAAAACTCCACCTGTATTCGGAACATTTCCAATATCTTTTAAAGACTGAAATAATAATTTAGCATTACTAAATCCATTAGCTGGTAATCCTGAAACAATGGCAAAAAAGCCAACGGAATTGTATGCAAAATCCGTCAATGCTGTGCCTAATTCACTGAGATGTATACCACCTGTAAATTTACTAACAAGACTATTTCCAGCTAGTTCCAATACAAAGCCGCCTATTGCCGTAAAGAAACTGCCTATACTCTTAACATCTACACCCTTAAACATAGATAAAGCTGGTTTCAATGAAAGTACAAAAGCTGTAAGGTTTATTCCTATAGCTGGTAACGAGTTTGTAACGCCTTCGCCAACTCCACCAGCTAAAGAGCCAATCATTTTGCCCACTTGCTTAAATATATTTGCTAAAGTGTCTCCTCCTGATGACATAAAATCATCAAAGCCAGGGATTTTGGATAATGCCCCAAAAGCAGTAATAATACCAGTTACTCCAGTAAGCACTAGAGCTATATTAGCAAGTCCTAATAATACAACAGGAATAGGTATAGTTCCAACAATACCTGCAAATACTGATAAGACAGAGCCAACAGTTCCTAGCACACCAATCATAGCTGTAAATTCTAACATCTTTTTTATACCAAAGTCAGTAGATGAAGAAATTGTTCCTACAACTAAATACAAAGCAGACATACCAGCTATCATTATTGCCATATTAGCCAATCCTTTGACAACTGTTAATACGGGAATGTTCCCAACTATACCTGATAAGCCTGCTAAAGCCGTTCCTACTACACCAAGAATTGTTATAGCACTTGCAACCTTAATTAAAGACCTCATATCAGATAAATTCGCAATATATGGGGATACAGCTATTACAGCTGTTGTTATAAGTGTAAATCCACCAACGATAATTGCTATATTGGCCATACCTTTCAAGACAGTTTTGACATTTGCTTTAGCTATATTTTTTAGTGGGCCTGTAATGTTACTTACTTCTTCATCTGATTTTGAGAAAAGACCAGCAACACTTTTCAGTCCCACAATAAAAGGCTTTACAGCTTTAAAGGCGACTAAGCCACCCAGTAAATAAGGTATTACTTTTGCTATTACATTGGCGTTTTTAATAAATTTTTCTCCAAATTTACTAAGTGATGGTATTTGTGTACCGAATGTTTCTACAACTGCTTTTCCTATCTGTTTTACTACGCCAGGTAATTCTCTTTTCAAAACTCCGATAATTACTGGCGTTGACTTTATTAACCCAGTAATTAAAGATGTTGCAGCATCTAATAACGGAGGTAATAAAGTACTTACTAAGCCAGGCAATTCAGCTTCTACATAAGGAGCAAGTCCAGTTATCAGACTGCCCACGCCTTTCAATCCCTTTTCTATAGCCGGCATTACATTATCACCGAAAGTTTTAGCACTTTCTACAAGATAGCCCAAACATTGGTCAAAACTATCACCACCGACAACAAGGCTTGTCATGAGATTGCCCCATGCAGACTGCATAGAAGCAAAAGAACCTTGTATAGTTGTACTTGCTTCTTTTGATGTTGTACCTGTAATATCTAAGCTATCTTGAATAGCATGTATTGCCAATATAATATTGCCAAAACTCATATCATTGGCTTTTACAGTTTTATCTATTTTAGAGGCATCTTTTATAAGGCGTTTCATTTCCTCTTGTGTACCACCATAACCCAGTTTTAAGTTATCAAGCATTGTATAGTTCTGTTTTGCAAAACCCTGATAAGCATTTTGAATACTCTCCATGTCAGTACCCATTTTGTTTGCATTATCTGACATATCTACTATTGCCTTATCAGCATAAGATGCAGCTTTTTTAGTATCGCCACCTAAACTCGCAATCAAACTGGCTGAAAATCCAGTTACTGTTTCCATATAGTCATTGGCAGAAAGTCCAGCTGTTTTAAAAGCCTTATTAGAATTGTTTAAAACTTCTTTTTGAGCAGACATTAAACTTTCATACTTCTTTTTAACAGCAGTTGTACTCTTCCCTGTACTTTTTGCGTAATCCTCTATTGAACGACCACCTGCACCAAACAAAGTTTCTACACCACCAACAAGCTGTTCGGTGTCTGAATAAGCCTTAACTGATAACCCCACTAATGTAGCAACTCCTGTTGCGGCAGCACCTACGCCAGCAGCAGTTGCCTTTACTGCCGTTTTTGCTACAGTGCCTGCAACAGACCCTACCTTTTTAAGTCCAGCTGTTACTTTGCTAAAACTTGTGTTGCTTATATCTTTAAATGAATTTTTCAGTTTATCCGCTTCATCTGTTGTGTCGCCTACACTTTTTTTAACTTGTTCAGTCTGCTTTCTAGTTTTGGCTAGACCATCATCGTTGCCTAACCCTTCAAACTGCTTTTTTAAATCATCTACATCTGATGTTGCTTCACCGAATCTCTTTTTCATTTTTTCGATGTCTTGTGTTATTTTTGTGAGAGATGATAATATGTCTTTACTGTCGATACTTATTTCAACAACATCTTGTCTTATTACTTCTTTTGCCAAACTCTCACCTTCCTTTATTTCTTAAATTTCTGGTTATCTTGCTTAATCTTAATATCAAGTGCCACATTTGCCATTTCAATTTCAATCGGTGACATCTTATAAAAAACAGTATCGTAATCAAGTCCAGAAAACACTAATCTATAAAGTGGCCAATCATCTCTTACTCTTTGTGTCAGTTGAGCCTTCGTCAGATTCTTCTTGAAAAGTACCGTTATTAACTTCTCCTAAGAAAGCAATAACTTCATCTAATTCCTTTGCATCTTCAAAGTCATCTAATGTTTTCTTAGGTGTAACAAGTACATTTTCTAATAAATACTCTGCAATCTTACGCATACTTGTTGTCTGTGTGCCGTCAATGTAAGTTCTATCTACAGCATCATATCTACTGCCAAAGCCATTAAACTGTGCTGTGTATTCTGTGCCATTAATCTTCTTAGTTACCTGTGTAAATTTCTTCATAATATAAATCCTCCTAAATTCTTATATTAAAAAAGGGAACACTAAATGTCCCCTCTTATCAAATACTTATAATGTTCTTTCTGTTGTTAAATCAAAAATCTGGAATTCAAATTCAACATCTTCGGCTTCATTACCCCTAGATATTTCAGGGTAGTTTTTAATATTAGCCATAGTACCACCGGACCTTTCTCCCAATGATTTATTTGTGTACCAAAACGGAAATGGGTCAGACTGCTTTGCTAAAGACATCAACATTGAAAACTGTGGACTTGTCACCTGCACAGTTAATGTTGCACTACCTAAAGAATTATTTATTTCACTTTTTACAACATCACCCTGTGCTCCTACTGAAGTAGAAAAGAATTCCTCATCTTTTTCAATAGACAACATATCTTCACCAAAGCCTGTAATATTAACGCCATTTACTGTTACTGTTGTGTCTTTAGCATTATATTTTGCAAATAACATAACTTTGCACCTCCTAGATATTAATTGTACCGTTTACTGTTACTGAATGTATAGCTCCGGCTAAATCAAATGTAAATTTACCTTCCATATACTGTCTTTTTTCTCTATCACTAGCTTTAGTATCAGCTCTTCTTGCAAAATTAACAGTATATGAAGCATTGCCGTTATCATCTTCGGCAATTATTCCGTTATTAAAAGCATCCTGTAAAACATTAGCCACAACACTTTCAAGCATAGCTATACCAGTATTATCATAAGGGATTTTGTCGTTTATGATTAAGCACTGCTGCAACTGATATTTAATCTGTGTAATAAGCCAATCTTTGGCATCTAAAATGTCAATATATTCGCCGTTAAGTAATTTACCTTCGCTTGTAACATCATAGCCTGCCTTATGAACATACGCATTGACATTGTGAGAATGATAATCATTTAATGTTGTTTTTGTTATGCTTTCGTCGGCATATACACCTTTCAATGACATATTTTTGTATGTAAAGCTACCTACTGTCTTATTTCCTGTATGTGCCATAAGTGCAACACATATATTGTTAAGGTTTTCGGCTGTATCATCTTTAAACACAGGAATGTTAAGATATACAAATGTACGCTCCATACCCTTTACCTTTAAATATGTATCTGCAATAAACTTGTTGTATGCAGTTGTGCCTGAAATATCCAAACATAAAACCTTTGATTTGCTACTTTCAATCACTCTACTTAATGGTAAAATATCACTACTAATATCCTCTTTTGTTGGAATTAAGTATCTCCAATTCTCGTTAAAGTAATCTGCAATTGTAATGTTTCTGCTTGTAATAGCACAAGAAAGTAAGCCAACCTTTTCAGGGGCGTTTTCCTGCATAAATGCTGTTTCAACCATATTTAACATATTTCTAAAGCCTGTACGTAAAGGAGCTATAGTAATACCATATATGTGTAATGTAGCTTTTTCTTCGCTAGTTACATAAAATGTAAACGTACCACTTGTTCCAGCACTTAAAGTAATCATCTGTGCCTTATTTCCTGCAAGTGTAATTCTATCAACAATGTTATTTTCATTATCTGCAAGAATTAATGTAACACTTTTACTCGCAGATGAACCACAGCAAGCTAAACATAAGTTTTCATCTGAACTTTCAAAAGTAATAGAAAGCCCGTTGTCTTCACTTATTTTTTCTACTCTTTTAGAAAAAGTTTGTCCGGCAACAAATGCACTTTCATCACCAACCGTATATTTTGTCCCTATAAATTTAACTTTTCCTTTTGCATCCAAAGCATCTAACTGAGCTTTTGTTGCCTCTGTTGTTAATGTATTAAATTTAACAATAGAACCTGTTCCATCATCAAGCACACCTGCACATTTTCCTATCACATCTTTAGCTTCTGAATAGCTGCTAACTTCTGTATAAGGTAATACTGGGGTATCGTCTGCATTAGGGTAATATAAACATATCCCACCAAATGTAGCTGGATTGATTACATCTTCTACTCCAATATTAACTGTAATATCACTAATATTGTTAGACATCATTCTTCCTCCTTCAAATTTATTTTTTCAATTTTACCTATACTTTCTATAGGATTCTTAACTTCACTCATTAACCAAAATACGGCATCAAAACCGTTTTTATATTCATACTCAATACTTATCAAATTATCTCTGTTTGTTATTTCTCCTATCCTTTGAACAATTACACCATTGTCATTTAGATAGAAAATACCTGTGTGACATAAAAATTCCCTTGCTTTATTTGCAAGGGTTATACTCTCATCATATTTGTTTGATTGTACTGATATGCTCCAGTTTTGAGTAACTGGTATTCTATCAATACCGTCTTTATATTCTCCCCAAGTACCGTTATTAGCACTTTCAAGAGTAGTTATATTGTATGATACATATGGGTAATCCGGCGGTTCTGCATTTTGATTACCTCTTATAACAGGTACATTAAGATAATCTTTTAATCCTTTTACAACCGTTTCCCTTAATTTATCGTACATTATTAGCCCTCCTTAGCAAAAGCACTAATATATTTTAAAGTGTATTGGTATACTCCTGTAAACTCGGCATTTTCAACTTGATTTTCAACCTTATACGCCTTGTTCTTGTATATTACTTTTGTATTTATAATTGGTAATGGTTCAAATGTAAATAAATACTTGTCAGCAGATGTTAAAGTCCCGGCAGATTGATATATTTTACTGTCACTTATACTAATAATAGCCCCTGTAAGCTCTTTTTCTTCTTCCGTGTGTATTTCTTCGCCCATATTGTTATACTTAATATTTGAGCCAAAAACCACCTTAAAAGAAGTTATATATTTATTAATCAAAGAAACAAAATCAAAGTACATTAATCGCCCACCTTCCAAGTAATTCCTTTTATCATCTGCCCTGTATCAACTAACGGATTGCTACTACCTTTATTTTCTTTAGTTACTCTTGTATTTGCTGGACTGTTTAAATTTCTAGCGAAAGTTTTAATTTTGCTAGACAATGTTTGTCCTATAATATTACAAAATTCATCTTCTGTTATATTACCGTTTAGAAGTGAATTAATCATCCTGTCAATAGTTTTATTGAGCTTGTCTACATTTTCATCAAACCCAGCCCTTAAAAAACTTCGCTCAGGTATCTTAACTGATTTAGTAAGCCAATATAATAATTCAATTTCACCTTTTCGACCATCTCTTGCAAGGAATTTTTCTCCACTTTTAGCCTGTACAAAAAATAAGTCATCAAACTCACCTGCTTTTTTTCCTATTGACTTAGGACTTATCGGTATTGTTAAATACTGTGCCTTTTTAGCCCTTATATCACAGCCGTATTCGTGTATTCTAGCAAGCCAAGCATTTTCACCATCAAATACACCTACTTGAACTTTTTTTCCGTTTAATGCCTCAAAAGTCTTTTTCATATCTGGAATTTTGTCCTTGACAGTTTTTATTTTTATACCTTTTGACATATTATCGCCACCTATCTCCAGCACTAACAAAAGAAACAGCTGTTTTCATCGAATCACCAAAAATATCATTAGCTGCATCATATATAAGACCACTTGTATCAGTATTAAAAGACTGGGACAAAGAGCCAATGCTCTCACTCGCAACCCCAGTTCTAAGTCCCATTATATCAATATACTTTGTAACAAAAAGTCTTACATTAGCTGGTATTTTCTCTAGGTCATCAATTTTAAAAGTAATTGTGGTGTTTTTTAACACCCACCACAAAGCACTCTCTACTAATATACAAGTCTTATCCGTTATCGGTTCAACACCAAGTCTAAGGTTCTTTACAAAATCAGGTGTAATCATTTAAACCACCTCTGTTTTGGGCTTAACTCTCCTTTTAGCCTTTTCAGTATTTGTGCTTTCATCAGTTACTTTTTCTATTTTTTCAACAGGTACTTCCTCGCCGGCTCTGTAAAATTTACCATTGTATATAATTGCATTTTCAAATTTCATGCTAGAACCTCCTTAGCAAACTTCTAAGCCATAGCATTCATCCATTCTTTCAAACGAAGGAAGAACAATCTCAGAGGCTGTTGTCTTTGTCTGAACAGGGTCATCTTTAATTGTTACTGAAACAGCAATACCAGTTTCAACAATACTTACATTTGCATCTGCCTTAGACTTTAAAGTTCGTTCCTCCGGTGTTGTACCAAACCAAGTTGAACCCAAATCAGAAGCGGGCATTAACATTACGATGTTATCTGGATAAAAATTCTTCGCCTTGCCACTTTCATCCTTAAATTTCTTATTGTATACAGCAACGGACACATTAAGTTCTTCTTCAATATAGCTCTTTACTCTCGCTGATGTATAATTTACATTAGCTGTTGTGTTCTGTGCAAGTACGCCACTCTGTACTTTCTTACTAGCTTTAAGCTTATTGAAAGTAGCCTTTGACATTAAAATAAGTGCTGGTCTGTCACCACTTTCTTCTTCCTGTGCGTCCATAGCATCTTCAAGATTTTTAATAGGGTCACAGGTTTCAGGTGCGTCCCACTTATCTGTTTCGGTTTCAATCTTTGCGTAGTGCTTAGATTTCCAGTCACCATTAGGGTCATAATTGTATGTATAGTCAACCCCATTAGCTGAAATTTCAATTCCAACCTTACCGTTAAGAGGAGCTAATAACTGCATTCTCATACGCTCAGGCACAACTTTAGCACCATCAATTAATGTCTGTGAATCATTGAAAATATTATTTAACACTTCAATGGCGTAAGGGTCATTACTATCTTCAACTCTTAACATTTCCTGCTCATCTTTTTCTTTAATTAACATACTTTCTCTAAAGAAAGGCATTTCGCTTTCATTTACTGTAACACCAACCCTATCTCTAAAGCGTGATGCACTATCAAAGTTAGATGGTGCAAGAGAAATAGGTAAACCCTTGTGTCCCTTTACCCACTTTAAGTCTAAGCCAGCCTTTTTCTTAGACGGAAATAAACCTTCGCCTAAATATGGAATTGTATTACTACCAGCTTCTGAATAATTCAAGCTAATAGTTTCTGCATTATAAACATCACTTAATTTCATATGTTACCTCCTATAAAAATTTAATCATTGGGTACTTACTTTCATCTTCTGGTGTAGAAGCTAATTTAGATTTTAAAACAAAACCATGCACCACTACAGCACCGTTAGAATTTTCGTTAATATAAACATCGTTAAGTACAACGCCAACATTTTCAACCAATGTACCCGCCTTAACTACTCCGTCAGTTGCTGTTACTTCCGAACAATCATAACTAATTGCCACAAAATGGTCATTTGCAAGAATGTTATTCTCTGTTGTAATTGAATTGCTTGTAAACTTCATTTACGAAACCTCCTTAAATATAGTATTTTAAAATATCATTACTCTTTTTGTTAAGCTCGGCTCTTTCCTTACCTAATTTTTTAGCTATATCTGTGCCCTTTTTATCTTCTATATTGTTGCTACTGTGGCCCGTATTCGGAATTCGTCCAGCAGACCTAAACTTTTCGTCTACTTTGCTATCAACAAGTTTGTTCACTAGCTCATTAAGAGCTGTTACCTTGCTATCAATTTCATTAGAATCTTTGCCAAGTACAAGGTCAACGATTTTAAGAGCTGTATCGCCACCATCATCAAGACAAGCTTTCTTAATAGCGCTTATTGCATAGTAGCGATTTTCCTTATCTACTATAGCTTGTTCTCTTTCTGCAAGTTCTCTGTCACGCTTTTCATCATCATACTTTTTAAGCTCATCAGCGGTCATTTTTTCACGCCTCATTTTTTCAATTTCTTTTGTAAGACTTGCGTTTTTCTTGCGTTCCTCTGCCATAGCTTTGTCAAGTTTTGCCTGTAAAAGCCTATCAATATCACTAGGCTTTTCTTCTTTTACCTCTTTTTCCTTAGAAGTGTCAGCATCCGTATTATTGTTATCAGCCCCGGCCTCAGTTACAGCCTCACTACCACTTGCACCACCAACACCATCAGCATCATACATAGGTCTAAAATTCTTTAAAAAAAACATTTTTAACTCCTCCTTATTCCATTTAGAAATATAGTTCGCCTCCATATAGAAAGCATAAAAATAAGCCCTTCCGTATAGAAAGAGCTATTTTATTACCCACCCCGTACCCTCGTGCCTGTCTATATACTCATCATTTCTTGCACGCATTTCCTTTAAAAGCTTATTTACCTGCAAAAATTAATATAACCCCTGTAATCATGTAGTCTAATGTTGCTGGTAAGAGCACTAACCACCAATCTGCTTCAAAAAAACCAAGTAATTTAGCAATGACTAAGATTAAAGTTAAAATTTCAAAAAAGCCTATTTTCATTTTTATCCTCCCTTTTTAATTTGCCAAGCAACAAAAAAGGACAGCTTTAAACTGTCCTAATCTGCTAATTTATTGTGTTTGCTAACTTGCCTGTAACTTTTATTTGTCTTTATTTTTGTCCTCTTTAAGATTTTTATATACTCTGTAGCCTGAAAATGCAATCGAACAAGCAGCTACTAAAAATAAAATCATAGCACTAACTTCTTTAAGAATGTATAAATAAATTAAAAATGTCTGCATAATTTTTCTCTCCTTTACATCAAAAAAGCACCTAACTATTCAGGTGCTTTAATCATTACTTATCTTTTTGCAATTCTTTTTCAAGCTTTATAATTTCTTCTTCAAGTTGTTCCTTCGTCATATTTTTTATGTCATCAGGAATTATAACATTATCATCAAGAAAATCTTCCATCTTTCCCATCTAATTTACCTCCCAAAAATCAATCTCAAAATTCTCTTTAAGTTTATTTAAAGCTTCTATTTGAGCATCGTATTCAGACTTACCCCCTGAAATCGCATAACCAATATACATACCATATACACGCTCATTAACTTCTTCATAAGATTTGTATGCAAATATTTTCCCGTTATGACACGCAATTATACCCAATTTATATTGATTTCTATAACTGGAATTAAAATCTGCTATACTCGGTGGCATACTGCTTGGATGTGTATGTAGAGTAATTAAATTACTGTTATTCTTAACAGCTTTTCTTGTATTTTTTGAATACACAATTTTTCGCTGTTTCGTTGAATTAATCTCTTGTGCAACAACCTTTCCTGTAATCCCATCGAACCAATACATATCTTCGAGTTCAGTGCCACTCCTATGCTTAAGAGCTTTTTTTGCACAATCATATAAATTTTTATTTACTTTTGGGTTATCTGTAATATTATCAAACTTTCGTTTGTACTCACCACCATCTATATATGTATTATTTATAATTGTATTCTTATTCCTACCGTATCTCTGTTGTTCTAGTTCGATTATACCACTTTCATCATCATTTGTAAACGATTTATCAGCCTTTTCGCTTATATTTCCAATATCATTCCCGGCACTAGCAAACTTTTCCCCAACAGCCTTTTCGGTTTCTAGCTTCTGCTGAACCTTACCCTCATTCTTCCACCTACCCCCTCGTTCTTTAAACTCCTCAACAGTCATCATCTCGTAGTCAAGATAACATCTGCAGTTACAGTCATTTTCAGGTGTGCCACTCTCTCCAGGGGACTTGGCTTTTACTCCATTGCCTAGGTCAAAATGTCCACCTACCTCAACTACTTGACCTTCCATTTTTATGTGGTTAGCTTTCGTCTTACTTTTGTAAGTTTTCCAGCCTTTTGAGGTATGCACCCTTACATTTGGTCTTACCTTTTCATCGCCTATATTTCGCCATATTGCAGCATATATAAGCCCGTCGTCTTTGACCTTATCTCCTATAGCCTCTGCACCATCTAATAAACCTTTTTCTTGAACTCTGTGGCTTTCAGTACGCACTATTCTATTCGCTTTGCCATAACTTATATCAAGTCTTTCCACTAATTTTTTAGATGTAGTATCAAACCTTTCTCCGGTCATAAGAGAATTAGATATACTCTGTCTTATATCATATATAACATCTTGTCTGTGCTTTTGAAGTCTTTCAGGCAATGTTAAACCACTTATAGGATTTTCAACTGCTGCTTTTAACACCTCTGGCTTGATACTTAACCCATTAAAACTATCTTTAAACTTACTATCTCCAGCAGAATTACTAAAACCATTAATCATACCTTCAAAACAAGCCTTATAGGTCTTTTCTACTGTACTTTTAATAGTTTTAGAAATAGCCGGAGTAACTTCTTTAATATTTTTATCAACTTCTTCTAAGAAAGAGGCATATTTTGCACTTTGTTGAAGTATAGCAACATTCAATATACCCTCATCATTAGAATACTTAGTATAATACTCTCCAATAAAGCTATTTAAATTTTTAAGCAGTGCCTTGTATAAGGACCTTATCTCCTTATCAGCACCTTTGCTTCTACTTTCTTCAATTCTTTTTACTTCTACAAGATATTGGGCAAGTGTTTTATTGTCAAAATCCATTTAAACACCTACCTTATTCTTCTACAGTTTCATCATCAAGTAAAGAGGCTGTTTCATTCTTTTCCTTTTCAATCATTTCCATTACATAGTCCACATCGTCAACAAAACTAAGCTGACTATATGCTACTTCCTTAGGTATTCCTGCACCAATTAAGGCTTGTACAGTTTGTGCTTCTGTAAGAGTGTCAAGAGGAAAGTTTCTTGTAAATTCCATTGTTATTTGCAGTGGGTCAACGGTAATGTTCTTCTTCTCCCATATAGCACATAACAATTTCCACATATACTGTGCAGCATCCATCATTTTGGCTTCAAACATACCACATTTTGTTTCAAGTCCGTGGAGCTTGAATTTAAGACTTATACCACTCGCACTACCAAAACTATCATCATTCAGATTAGGAGTTTTTGAAAATCTGTAAATGTTATCTCTTAATCTGTCAAGGTGATGTTCAGTAAATCCATCGTTAATATTTTTAGTAAGAAACTCAACGCTGCCTTCTTTAGCTGATGAACCAACAGGTGGTATTTTAATAGCCCCATTTTTTTGTGCTTCTCTTATTGTGTCATCGTCTACATTTAAATTCTTAAATACTATATATGCGTGAACAAAACTTTCAACCTCATTGGAATTATCGGAAAGCACTTTATCATAATCATCAATAAGAGAAAGAACCTTTTCGGCATCTCCCATAAGTTCTTTGTTATTTGCTATCCCTTGCAAAGGACAGTAGTCGAACAAGTGTTCTCTTTTTTCTATAAGCTCAAGTTTACTTAAATACCCCTTGAATGTATATACTTCAGTATTATCATAAAATTCAACTACCCACTTTTTGACTGAGTTCTGCTCTTGTACTAAATAGTATCTAACTGCAAATTCAGGTTCTGATATATCTGTACTTGATAATATGATTGTTTCATATCCGTGTACTGGCATTACCCTCACATCGCCGTTTGGGTCAATATAAAAAAGTCTGCCTGCATATCCATATATGCTAGCAAACTTCGTTGTCTCCATATCCACACCAAACATATTATTTAAGGTTACAAAATCTGTTATAGCTTTAGTTGCCCTATCAACAGCAATTTCGCCACCAGTAACACTTTCTGCTTCCTCACCTTTACTGTATCCATAGCTTATAGGCTCTCCTGCAAAATAACCCGTCTTAAAATCTACTATTTCACTAAAGAAATCATTATTAATTTTATTATTTATCTGATTACCTTCCTTAAATGCTGGTCGTCTTTTAAAAATAGGTAACTCATCATCTAATGTCATATATCTTCTATACAACTTTCGATTGTATCGGCTATTGTAATAATGCTTTTTGATTATTCTATATAATAGCTCTAAACTCAGCCCATTTTCTTTCAATTCTTCAATTTCAGAAGTATAATCAGGATATAATTCTATACTCTTTCTGTTCATCAAATCACTTCCTTACAATCTTATACTTGCTGTTACTCTGCTTTCTAGCTGTAATTGCTCTGTAGCGTATCTGAGAGCGTCCAATAAGTGATTATCTTTATCTACTGGTTTAGCCATTGCATTACCGTATTTATCCTTTAACCAACAGTATTGCGATATTTCATTGATAAAGTTTTGACAATTTTTATGTACTACTATTTCATAACCTTGTAGCCACCTTATACCTCTGTTAATGCTATCTGCACCTTTCATAGCTGGTACGGCTTTAACACCCTTACTTGCTAAAAAATCAATAGTTTTTGGTTCTGCACTGTCACAGGTAATATAATCATTACCAACAAACTCTCTTGCCACTTCTGACAATTCCTCATCGCTCATACCTGCTTGATACCACTCGGCAAATACATATATTTTTCTCTGAGCTTTACTTATATGTACCTTTATTAATGCGTTAGGGTCATTGGAATAACCAAAGTCCATACCACAATATATATTATCAAAGGTTGGTATAAGCTCGGTTAAATCTTCAGTTCTCCAGTTTTCAAAAATAACACCCTCTGTTACGCCCCATTCACCTAAACCTGCAACAGCATATCTTTTAGGGTTGTTTTTTTTCATATTTTCAAATAGTCTTTTGTCTGCATTGTCAAGCCATTCATTACACATATAATTTGTTGTTATAGCAAGAACATCCTCACTACTTACATCAAAAAACCTACGCTTCAACCAATGCCTGTCACTCCACGGATTAAATGTCAAAGTTGCTTGCTTAAATAAATTATCTCCAACTTCACCTCTTATAGACTCGTCTAACATATTAAAATCATCTTCTGATGTTATTTCATAGGCTTCCTCAATCCATAACCAGCACAAGTAACCAACATCAACAGTTATGCTGGTTACTTTCAGAGGGTCATCAAGTCCTCTAAAATATATCTTCTGACCCGTTGGCTTATAAGTAATTTCCAATGGAGACATCTTGCAATCAAAAAGGCTATCCACACCAAATCTGTGAATAGCCCATTTAAGCTCTGTATAGCAACTATCTTTCAAAGTACCGAATACTTTTCTTACAACAAGCAAGTTGGCCTGAGGGTACTTCATTATTCTGTAAATAAAGTTTAAGGCTGTTGTCTTAGATTTTTTACTAGCTCGAGAACCTTTGCATACTCTGTATCTTCCCGTGAAATTCCAAAAGTCTTTGTAACCTTTGCCAACTGCTTCCTGCAATGATACCTTCATGACATCACCTATTATTCTTTCAGGTCATTCACAATCATAACCGGTTCAAGTGATAAATTAATATTATCAGCGAATGCCCCCTGCATCTTTCCGAGCGTATTGATTGCACTGACAACTTCTTTGAAAGAAGGTTTCTTTTGCATAATTCTCGCTACAGAACAACCATCGCCTGTACCTTCAACCACAATCACATCTTCTGTTGTATCTTGTCTAATGATTGCAGTCAGTTTTTCTTGCATTTCTTTAATATCAGCAATCTTTTCAGATTCCGCTTTTTCTTTCAGTTCCTGCAGTCGTTTTTTTACACTCTCATTTTCCAACAATTTGCTGACATTGCCTTTTGCATAGTTTTCACTATATCCTGCATTAAGTGCTGAGTGGTACGCGTTACCTGATGCAGCATATTCAAGGCAAAACTTTTCTTGTCTTGGCGTCACGCTGAACACCTACTTTCTTTTGACTTCATCATAAAATATGACTGGTCATTCTTGTGTTCTTCTGTATGACATTTACGACAAAGACACATTCCATTTTTTAAATCAACTCTTCCTTTTGGATAATCTGCCCATTTAATGATATGATGTACTTCAAGGTTTTCAGTTGCACCGCATTTTTCACATTTACCTTTTGAAATGATTTGTTTCGTCCATGTTCTGACCCTTGAATCATTCCTGCTAAAAGGATATAAGTCAGGGTCTTCAAGAATCATTTTTCTTTCTTCATCTGTAAAAAGAATTTTCATCAGTATTGTTGCATGATTGATGCTTGTTTTTTCACTTATCAATGTTGCAACAACTTCAATTGCTAATTTGCTATGATTCATCAAAACACCTGCCTTTCATCACATAAGTTCATTAATGCCACCTCCTAGCATTTTTTATAAACAAAAAAGCACAGTAACCAATAGTAGCCGTAGCCACCTAGTTAAAGTGCTTTTTTTTAATATCTGTATTTAATCACAGAAAGGAGAATATATCAAAAGTTTTTTAACTTTTTCTACCCTAACATAATAACACAGAATAGTGTGCAATTGTGTGCACTCTTATTTTATTTTCTTTAAAATCTTACTATGAATATTATGTATCTGCCTCCAACTATAATTAAGTTCCACGCATATATCTTCCCATTTTTTGCCTTCAATATATCTCTTACGCATCAACTGTCGCTCAGTTAAATCTTCTAACTTTTCAATCGCTCTTTCTATTTTGTACAATTCGCAGAGAGCCAAATCATATTGCTTTAAATACTCGCTTCTAAGGTCATTCACTCTTGCAACAATGTTCCCTATACTATCATTTACACAGTTTCCTTTTGGCATACCGTCCATACCAACAGCTTTTACAGTATACATATTTTCTTCAAGTTGTAATATTCTTTTTCTTATATCGTCAACTTCTCTTACTAAAGCTAAATATTTTTTTAAATCTTCTTTCTCCATGACACCCTCCTTGACAAACCTAAGCAACCCATTTATAATGTTTTTGTACTCATCTTGGTTGCTCTTCGGCTTGCTGGAGGGCTTTTTTATTATATATCTTATCGATTATATTTAGCTTTTAGTGAGTTGAGAAGTTCATCTTGAACATCTTTTTTACCCCGCAAACTCTTTAAAACATGTTCGTCGGCTGTACCGGCTGTTATCAAATGATGTATAATCACTGATTTTTCTTGACCCTGTCTATACAATCTTGCATTTGCCTGTTGGTATAATTCCAAGCTCCATGTCAACCCAAACCAAACGATTATATTTCCACCTGCTTGTAGATTTAATCCGTGTCCTGCTGATGCCGGATGCGCAAGAAGAAGTCTTATATTTCCCTTGTTCCATTCCTCTATGTCTTTAGAGGTTTTTAATTTCTTTGCAAATGGAAACTTTTTAATTATTCTGTCTAAGTCGTGTTTATAAGAATAAAAACAAAGAATTGGATTTCCATTTGCATCATTTACAATTTCTTCAAGCCTTTCAATTTTCTTAGTGTTAGTACCAACATACTCACCATTTTCTAAATACATAGCACCATTGCTAAACTGTAAAAGCTTATTAGTTAAACCTGCTGCATTAAGTGCAGCTACAGAACCTTGTAAAAATTCTAAATATGAATCTCTTTCAAATTGATTATAAAGTTCCTGCTCTTTCTCACTAAGTTCAACACGACAAACATTGTCTATTCTCTCAGGCATATCAAGCCAATCCTCAGCTTTCATTGAAATACAAATATCCGAGATTTTATTCATTATTTCAGCTTCGGCACCGTTTTTGGCATCATATGTACATACACCATTTGATGTAATCTGTCTTGAATTAAAATATTTATTCCTGTAAGCAGTAACCGATTTACCTAGTCTTTCTCCACCGTCTATAAGATACACTTGACTCCACAAATCCACAAGTCCATTTGGTGCAGGTGTACCTGTAAGTCCAACAACTCTTTTAGCCAAAGGCGAAAACTTTCTAAGTGCTTTAAATCTTTGTGCTTTGGAACTTTTAAAACTTGAAAGCTCATCAATCACGACCATATCAAAATCCCAACCACCTATACAACTAAGTTCATCACATAGCCATTTAACATTTTCACGGTTTATTATGTAAACATCCGCTTCTTTTGCTAATGCTTGCCTTCTTTGTTTTGGAGTCCCTAAAACTTTTGAAATTCTAAGGTGCTTTGTATGGTCCCATTTAGAAGCTTCTGTCGCCCAAGTATCCTCGGCAACTCTTAAAGGGGCTATTACAAGTACCTTTTCAATTTCAAATTCACTATACATTAGGTATTCCACAACTGACAAGGTAATAGATGTTTTGCCAAGGCCCATATCAAGAAATAGTCCACATCGAGGTGTATTTATCATCTTGTTAATTGCTATTTCCTGATACTTATGTGGTTTGTATTGCATTTATAAACTCACCTACTTTCTCTTTAGTGTCTATTATATAAACTTTAAATCCTAAGTCAGCAAATACTTTGTGAATGACCACCTGTAAGGGTCTGGGTTTCTTTCCCGGAGCTTTTAATTCAACAAAATAAATCCTACCAACAGGCATCAAAATCATTCTGTCAGGTAATCCGCTGAACGATGCCGAATTTAATTTTATGGATAGACCCCCCATATTTTTAACCTTAATCGTTAAAAATTTTTCAATCTGTTTTTCTAGCATTTAATTTTCATCTCCCTTAAAAGTTTGTTTACACCTAAAACTCAGTAAATAAGCATTTTTCAGAATAAACGTAAACAAAGTAAACAAATTTTCCTATAAGTACGAGATTAAAGGCTTTATGCAGTTGCTATACAATACTTATTTCCTTTAATCTCTTTAATTTTATATTTATATAAGAAAATTTGTTTACAGTATATTGAAAAGTAGCTGAAAGTGGCTTAAATAAAGGCTTAGAGGCGTAAACAAACTAATTAAAATCTGTTTACATTTGTTTTCTAATAAAACCTCTTTGTATTCCATATTCTTTACCACATCTTAGTGTAGATGTACACATTTCCCATTCACCGGTTTTCACAATTATATCTTTTATAGCCCTGCTATCACTTTGCTTACATTCCGATTTTTCTTTGCCATAAACTTCACACCAAATTTCCATTACACATACTTTTTCCCTTTTATGCGTACCTTTGTTGTCTATTTCTCCAAAATCATTTTTTCCTTGTATGTAAGCTCGCCTATCGTATATCTCCATTTTATCCCAGTTATCAGGTAAAAGCATATCCAGATAATTAATTACACTACTGGCCATAGGGTCAACATCAAAATGCTTTTCTTGTTCTTCCTCTACAACGGACTTTAAATGCTCTTTATCTACGTAAATAGACTCACCGTTTTTATATAACTCGACAGCTTCCGCCCATATTTGTTCTACTTCTTTTTCATCTAGGGATTCCCACATATTTTTAGTAGCCATTTCTGGGTGTACATCTATTGGCCAAAAGCGTCTGTTACCAGTAGGGTCTTTTAAAAACTCATATCTGTTAGTTGTACCTATGAAAATACATTGCCTTTTTCTAACTGTAGTATATCTCTCATATGGTGCTCTGTAAGAGTCCTCGGCCTTTGCAGTAAAAGCCTTTATTGCCTCTGTTTCAGCCTTTCTAAGTGCAGATAATTCAGGCATTTCAATAAGCCAAAAGCCTTGTATTTGCTCAAAAGCTTCTTTTCCCTGCACAGTCATAAGAGAGTCAGAAAACCAAGGTCCACCTAGTCTCTTTATTATTTGACTTTTACCACAACCCTGTCTACCTACAAGGGTTAAAACATTATCAAACTTTATTCCTGGGTTATATATTCTAGCAACGGCAGCAACAAGAGCTTTCCTTGTAACAAATCTTGTGTATTCATTGTCTTCTGCACCTAAATAATCACAAAAAATAGTTTCAAGTCTTTTTATACCGTCCCATTTCAAACTATTCAAATAGTCTCTAACAGGGTGAAATTTATTATTCATTGCTGTTATTGTTAAAGCATCTTTTACATTGTCTTTTCCTCTTATTGCGTATGTTTTTTCTATATAATGCCTTAAATTTGCTTCGTCGGCATCGCTCCATATTCGAGGAAATTCTTTATCCCAAGGTAGTTCACCGGTTACAACCAATCTATAAGTAAATTCATTATATCCAAATTTGTTTTTGATTATTTTATCGTTGGCCATAATGATTACAAGATTGTCTATAGTGTTGAGATAGCCGTTTCTTTCATCCATTTTAAGGTCGAGAGCCCATTCATTATTATCTTCTGTATCTTCGTCTAATTCTGTATTGTCAAACTCTTTCTGAGCAGTAGTAACCTTCTCGTTAAAAAGATTTAATTTTACATTTTTATCCTTAGTTACAAAATCCATAGTAGCCTTGAAAGACGGCAATTTACTTGTTGGAGTATTAGGCTTAACATCACTGTCTAAGTGTGAAAATTTATGTATTCTCACTATATCAAAAGCGTTGCATAATCTACCGTTTGCCGGGTCAGTTGCGTGATTACTATATGCAAATTTATCGTCGTAAATAACAAGACCAGCTGAACTTGTTCCTTGTTTATATGTGTATCTATTGTTGTTAGTACAAGGTTCATATATATCTGGTAAAAACTTATCTATCGCTTGTTTAATAGTATAAGTCCTACAAAATACACCAATAGCACCTTTCTTTTCTGTAGGGTCTTCTTGCTTTTTAAGAGTTGATAGCCTAGCTTTATCAGTTCTTGTACTTGTTGGCCAAGATAAAACATCTTTCCAATTTACATATTTGCTGAGATATTTTTCAACGTCAAGGGGTTGTATTTCATCGTGTTCGATTACAAATTCCCCGTCATTAGATGTAGATGGCCAATACATTAATCTATGTGCTTGATAGGTAGTGTCATCAAACTGTTCTATACCTATTTCTTCTGCAACTTTTCTCGCTATTGCTTCATATTCATCACTGTCTACTTCTCTTGATAAGGGTATTACAAGTCGTAATCTAGGCTTTTCTGTGGTATGTTTGTGGGTAGAATAGATGCACCAACTGTAATCGGCAAACATTCTAACACCGTCTACAAAGTCCTCAACTGCAAAATCGGCATCAAGTGTAATTAAAGAACGAGATTTTACAAAGCCTGTTTTTCTTTTACCCTCGTTTAAATAACCACCTACAAAACCACCTACATCTTTTATAGTATCTTGTTCAGATTTAGGCATATTTCTAAACTGTCCTACGGTTTCATTCGTTCTTACAGTTTTTCCAAGTTTGTCTACTAACTGCTCCCATGTTAAACTGACATTCTGCCAAATTGCCTGAAACCTGCTGGTTGCCGTAGCGATGTTATATTTGGCTTTCATATTCTCACTTCCTTAATCTTTCATATAGAAGTCGCACTCATAACCATCAGCTTTTAATGGAAGTCCCTTTGCCCAGCTTATTTCTTGTCCCATAATAGCATTAACTTCTTCTAAACTTCCTTGCCCTTTTGGTACATCGAGTATAACTTCATCATGTACTGTAAAATTTATTTCATATCCGGCATCTTCTAATCTAATTATATTCTCAGCTAAGCAGTCCCTAGCGAATGCTTGTACTATATTTTCTACAAGCTTACCACCAAATGTTTCAAGTCTTTCCCAAGTCTTTGTTGTTTGGTTCATCCCCATATATGTAATAGAGTCAGAACCAAACTTATTTTTACCTGTTGCAGGTTTCACATAGGCAATTTTTCTACCGGACGGAAGTTTTATAAATAAAATTCCACTTTTTCTAAAGAAACTGATACCATGCTGTATTGTTACAGGAATTCCTTTTATCGCTGAAATGGCTGCATTGTTAACCGTCCACCAAAAATTTATGATGTTAGGGTTAGAATTTCTCCATACTTGCACAAGCTCAGGTAATTCTTCTTCTGGAATACCCATATCTATAGCCCCCATTGATGCTAAAGCACCGACAGAACCACCATATCCAAGGGCTAATTCAGCTATTTTACCTTTTTGTCTTAAATGTCCATTTATACCGTGTTTTACGACTGGTACTCCAAACATTTGACTAGCTGACGCGCAATAAATATCTCCATTTTCCTCAAAGACTTTTAATCTCCACTTCGATAAGCTATTACTCTTGCTTCTATAGCTGAAAAATCTGAAACTATAAATCTACGACCTTCTGACGGTATAAAAGCTGTTCTTATAAGTTCTGAAAGTGTCTGTGGTACAGTGTACAACATGCTGAACCAATCATAATCTCCGTCCGTTACAAGTTTTCTAACATCTGATATATCTGACAAGTGATTTTGTGGTAAGTTCTGCACCTGCACTATTCTTCCGGCCCATCTACCGGTTCTATTTGCTCCATAGAACTGTAAGAGTCCTCTTATTCTTCCGTCAGAGCATACGCTTCTTTTCATTGCTTCGTATTTAGCTGTACTTGTTTTACCCAGTGCTTCTCTTATTTTAAGAACTCTTTTTATACTCTCATTTTCCGTTGATGCTATAATCTTTTTAACATCAGCTTTTGTTAAAGTTTCTTGTTTATTGCCTGTTTGTTCTTCAAGCCATTTTTTTAACTGAGGTATTGAGTTAGGGTTTTCAAGCCCTGTTATTTCTACTGCTTCCCTTGTGTAGTCCTCAGATGCCTTTGCATTGTATGTAAGAGCGTTATTTACTAAATTCATATCTACTCTTACACCTCTTGCATTTATTCGTTGGTCATATTCCCAAAGCTTTTGTTCAGAGTCAGCAATAGGAAAAACTGAAATTTTATTTCTTATGGACCTTTCAACCTCTACATCTTGACAGCAATAGTCTTTAAATATCTGCCAATCTTCCGGTTTATGTTCTGGTAGATTTCTTGTTCTACCTCCATTTGTCTTTGTCGGCTTGCAAGGTTTACAAAAATAGTCTATTAATCTTTTACCTCTTGTGTCTTTCTGTTGCTGTAAGTTTAAAACACTTGCTACACCTGCGAGGTTCTGTGGTAGACCTAATTCTGCTGCCATAACAGCTGTACAGCTCCATTGTGATAAATCAAGTTTTATATCAAAGAATTTCTGTATGCAAGTAATTTCAAACTGTGCATTGTAAGCTGTTTTTTGTACATCTTTTGACATAAGAGCATTTCTAACTCTATACGGTAGCTCCTCGCCGTTTTTTAAGTCTATTATTTGTACACTTTCGTCATCAAAAGCATATGCAAACAGTAGTATTTCAAAATCAGGGGCGTCAGCATAACTGTACACCCCTGATTTTACTAAATCATTACTACTGTATGTTTCAATATCTATTGATAATCTCATACAGTTTCACACCCTTAGTTAAATAAATCTTCGTCTTCTTCTAAAAAGTCTTCAAAATCTCTCTCAGCACTTACTCTGCCACCTAATGACTCACCATCTTCTAATTTCTGCAAATTATTAAGCCCACAAGCTATGCCTTTGTTACCGTTTGTATTGAAGGCATAAAAGCTGATAGAAGCTCGTCCATAACAGCCACTGTATAAATCAAGTTCATTTTCAATAGCCCTACCATCTTTGTATACAAGCCCCGGTTTTGTCTTGCAGTTTGCATTTAAGAAGTAGCTATTTGCATAATTTTCATCGTCTGGTCTATCTTCATCACCGTCTCGCAAAGGTGTCTTTAAATTTGTAGGAATTTTACCACCAAATTTACCACTCTTGCCTGCTTCTTTTGCGTTGTCTATCGCTTTTTCAATAGCAGCTACTAATTCCTTGTCATTTTTTGGAATTATAAGGCTTACAGAATATTTAGGCTCGCTTCCATTTATACCCTGTGGCTCAAATACATGTAAATAGCTAAATCTTACCTTACTTGTGATTACCTTAGTTCCGTCAATTCTTACATTACTCATAATTTTTATCTCCTTTTCAAAATAAATCTTGTATCATTTCTAATTTGTATTTTGGCAATTTTTTAAATGCCTCGTAATCCATTATTAAATGAATTTCCCTACCGTCTCTTTTTGTAGTATGAAACTCAATACATTTTTTGCCTTCTTTTTCCATTAAATTTCTTTTTTGTGAGATTACTTCAACAGCGTTATTATGTAGTTCTTCTCTCTGAGAATGACTAAGCAAATAATTAAGCATCTGCATCAACCCCAAAATCATTTATTGCCGAAGCCGTTGACCCCAACTCTGGTCGCTTATCCGTTTCTGGCACAAGCTTTGGTTTTCCTTCAGGAGTTATAATCAAAGGTGCTATAAGTGTATTAAAGGCTTCTGAATCTAATAATTTAGTTAAATCAGATATAGATTTGACCTTTTTATTAATATAATTATCTATGTCGTAGCCATTTTCAGATAAAACACTTATTACAGCATTTTCATCTGAATACTTTCTTCTGCTTGCACTAGCGACAAGCTTATATCCCGGAAACTTCTCACCTTGCAGTGACTTTTCAAGAGCATAAGCCTCTACTACTTCACACCAACTTTTTATTTTTGGGGCTATTTCAAGAACATCTGCTATTTCTTCATTTGTAAGTTTTGCAGGCTTAATAAAATCATATTTTGCAAGCTCTTGTCTCTTTTCGTTATAAGCTCTGCATATAGCTCTTGCTTTACAAAAATGACTGTCACAGTATTCACCTGTACAACATTGAGCATTTTCAGTAAGTGCTTTTTTCGCTGCTGGAATTACTGTGTTCATACCCCAACTTAAAAGCTCTGTAACATCTTCGGCATATGTACTTATATTGTTAAGTCTAGGCTGATATATTGTATATTCAGCTTTATCTATACTGTAAAGATAGTCATATTCGTTTATTGCTCCTAAAGCATATAATCTCAACTGCGGATTTAATTCAGCATCAACTCTAACGCCTATTCCATACTTTAGGTCAATAATTTGTATGCCACCCTCGTAGACGATAACAACATCACCTGTACCAAAGCCTTTGTAAGCATAGTTGGAAAAATCAAGTCGCTGTTCAATAGCTATTGTTACAGAGCTACTTTTAGCTTTTTTAGAATTATACTGTTCTATAACAAAGTCTTTGTAATCTTCGATATATTCTTCCATAGCTTCAGGAATTTCACCGAGCTTTTTAACTTCTCTTGTATACTTATTTCTTGTTATGTTTCCAAGCTCTAAGTTAATTTTTAACTCTCCGAGAGCGTGTGCTTTTGTTCCCTCCTTGGCTTCTTCACTTGAAACATTTGGAAACTGTTCTTCAAGTGCAACAGAACCCGGGCAGTTTAGCCATTTTGCTGAACCACTTGCCGATAATCTTGCGTGTACTTCAGGCATCTAAATCATCCTTTCTGTATCTTCAACTAAACTGTCATAATTATCCTCGCTAAGTTCACTTACTTTTGTCGCACCATATTTGTTCAAAAGCTCACCTGCTGCTGCTTTACCACTCTTTTTAGCTAATGCTTGTAAGGCTTTTATAACATCGTCTTTACTTGCCTTTTTTTCAACCTGTTCGCTCTTTGCTACAGTTTCGGGTTTTGCTTCTGTTGCAGTGTTTACTTCTACGGCGTCCTTTTTCGCTGTTGCAACTTTGATTACAGCTGTGTCGGGTTCATTTTCTGAGTTTTTATTTGTCTTTTTTTCAGTTATAATTGAGAGTAAATCTAAAAGTTTATCAACCTTCTTAGAAAAATTTTCATCTAACTTTATTATTAAATTAATATCCATATATGTATCCTCCTTGATTTTTACTTGTTTATGATATATAATTTAGTTATAAATATATTCCCAAACGTGTTTATATATGGTCCTCTGCTGCAACAGAGGACTTTTCTATTTCTACCATCTGACGCACCTTTCCATTGTTCGATAACGCTTTTCT